CGCCGTGCCGTTTGCCATAAATAGATAAAAGCCTCCGCGAATAGAGACTCCCGCTTGTGTTCCGCTTGCGTTACTTGCAAGTTGATAGGTTAATGAATCTGCACGCATTTGCTCTCCTGTTTAATAATATTTATTCAAAAATGTCGTAATGAGTTTCTCGCGCCATTGGGTCTCTTGCTCTGCGATCATGACTTGCGCTTGGATCGCCCCACGTGACGTCTATTGGAGAATTATTCTCTCGATCATCCTCGCCAAGAATTGAGTAATCCATCCCCCGCGCTATGCTCTCGCGTTTCTTTCTTCGCTGGGGGTCGCGGTTTAAAACGGCGTCGGCTCCGCCTAATCCTAAAATGCCGTATTGGAGTGCGTCATGCACGTGTGAATATTGATTTTTTCTCGGAGTTTCGTGATACGTTGATCCGTGGCCGGCCGCGATTTTTTGAAAGTGATACCCGCCGGCAAATCCTTTTCGCAAAGTGCCACACGATGGATTTAATTGAAAGCCCGTTTTGCCGTCAACTAAACGATTTAAAGATGCGGTAACGGCTTCAATGCGCATCGTTATTTCATTCGTTCTTGCTGGCTTCCATCGCCAAGGAGTGTGCTGATTCATTATTTCGAATACTGTCCGCTCATCGGCGCCTCTTGCCGTTCCCGACGGGTCGCCGTAGGCCGCGACCACTTCATTATCGGGATAGTGCTGTCGCATGTAGCGAGTAAGCGATTCGCCAAAGCGCACGATTCCCGAATCTTCGCAAACAAATTCGTCGAGCACGACAATGCGGCCATCAGGGTATTGTTGCAAGATACAGGCCGCAGGTGTTAAGCCCCAGTCGGCGCCAAGGGTTATGCCAATTCCTTTTAAAGGTTCGATTCTGTGTTCGGGCACGTGTACCGAATCACGGAAAGACGAATAGACGGGCTTCCCTTCGACGACAAAGCCAAATTCGCCATCGATAAAAACTTTAATCCATTCGGGGTCTTTACCGGCGGCCATACGATCGTAATAAATACGGCCGTGCGGTAGATTGGCCAAGTTTTCCGCAAGTGGATTGCGCCCGCTTGGTTGCCTGAAAACTTTATAGCCTTGCGGCGGGTCGCTTGCTAAGCGATATAGCCATGATTCGGTGTCGCTTGGGTTGCTAGTTAAGAATATCCCTGACCATGTGCACCCGCCTTGCAAACGTGACGGATAACGGCCAACGCGCCCCGTTAAAGCGTCGAGCACTTCTTTTGGTATTTCGCGGCACTCATCAATCCATGCGAAAGTTAATTCAAGAGATAACAGCTTTCTAATGTCTTCGGGCGCATCAAGTGGAATAAATAACACTTCTAAATCAAGATCATTCGTTTTGATGTAGTGGACAATCGGCGAGCCGCCAATCGTAAGTTTTCCGAATTGCGGCGGGCACCACGCTTCCCAAGATTTTAATGTCGTGCTTTTAAGTTCCGCGAAAGTATTTCGAATAATTGCAACACGCACCCGACGAATTCCATCGGGGCTCGGCCTTTGCATTTGTGTGCGACGAAGAATCTCAACGACGGCGGCCGACGTTTTCCCACTTCCTAGGGGGCCGATCAATAATTTAACGAAGTCATCACACTCCATCCACGCTTTCGCGACGGCTCCAGCAGGTTCGAAGGTAATTGCGTGCTCAGCCATCAATTACCTCGGTTTTAATTTGCGAGGGTGCGGAGTCTACGCCGACAATATTTATTTGAAAAGACGCGCCCCGATCGTCGCGTTTTTCACTTAATAAGCCGAATAGTTTTGCCTTGAGCTCTATTCCACGCGCGTAAGCAGTTGCGTTTTTAGTCTCTTGACTAAAGGCGATCATCTTATCGAGTTCGCGCATCGCTTGCTCCGCGTTATAGTTTGCATCGATTCTGAGCTTTTCTTGTCCTTCGTGTATTGCGGCCATCGTTAGCGGGTGCTCATGTAAAAATTCATGAGCTCTAGAGCGCGCGGATTTAACGCTATACCCTGCCGAGCGTGCCGACTCAACGCCCGACTTACCCGACAAGTAATTTGCGACAAATATTTGTTGTCGCGACGTCATCATCTTAGGCATTTTGGCGCCCTTTGGCTTTGGCCATGTTTACGATTGTTTGAATTAGCCAAGGATTATTCCCAATGCCCGTATGGTTGAGCATATCGATAATTTTAGGCGTGGTTTGCGCCATTCGGGCCACTTCTCTTTGTGCAAGGGCGATATTTGAATCGCGCTCTTTACCCCATACTTTCGAAAGTGTCGCCATGAGGTTTTCTTTCGATGTGTTGAGTTGTTGCTCCGTCGGGGGCGTTTTCAAACCATCGACATAAAGACGATTGATCTCTTTTGCAATCGATACGGGGATACCCTCCTGATAGAAAAAATCGCGCATAACGACTTCTTGCTCTGGGTTGTTGTTAAGTTCAGACGGGAGGCGATCAAACGCATAACTTGAAGGGCTCGCGGGCGCCTTAAATGCTTCGGCGTCGATTGGATTGACATTCGCATCGTTAGGAAGCTCGCTCGATCCGGCTTGATCTGCCGTGACTTCGGGCGCGGATTCTTCGCCACTTGCTAAAACCTTCTCTAAGGCCACCCGATCAGCCGCGACGGCCTCTTGCGTAGCGAGACCGCGCTCGATTAAGGCTTGCCCCATGGCTTCGTGAGTTTCGATATTCATGTTGAATATTCTTTCTATAAAAATTATTTATCAATCAATAGATCGGAAGTGCTACTCGGTGCTTTAGGCTTTGATTCATTGATAAGCGTATCGACAGAGAGGCTTTCGTTTGATTCAACAGTCTTTATCGACTTATCACTCTGTTGCGTATCGCCCGAATCGAGCAATTTAGTTTTATCAGTCATATTCGCTTCTATTAAGTATTAGTTAATATCAAAATTAGAGAAAGGTCAGACACTATCGGCCGCCCATCTTTTAATCACGGATTCGCCACTCTCAAATTGCGGCATGTAATTGGGCAAATCATGTACGCCCCATGGCCAACTAATAGCAAACGTCACGCCTTGTCTTAGCAATTCTTTGCGCGTGGCAATTTCTATTAGATCGAGATTTAGCATGGCCGCCTCGGGATCGCTTTTTGTAGGGAGGGATTCAAAAAGTGCTCTATTGCTTTCCAAGAGTGCGGCATAGTCTCGCGCAAATTGGGTTGTCGAGGCTTCTAGTTTTTTCGCGAGCGCGGTTCGTTTTTCGGCAATTGAAACCGCTTTAGACCATAACGCGGCGAGTGCTTCTCTTGATTCACTATTGCGTGCTGAAGTTAGTCTCGCTCTTGCGGTCGCCAGTGCCGCCGATAAGGCGCTTTCACGATCTTTTGCTGCACTTGCGGCATTCATAGCCTTGCTAACGATTGGGTCGTCAAGGGATTGCTCGGCCATCGCTCGATCGGCGAGAGTGGTTTCGTACTCCATTTTGAGGTGCTCCGATCTAGCCGTCGCGTCTGACAATTCCGATTCCAATCGCTTGATGATCGCCTCGATCTTGTCCGTTGACCGCCCCGTTAATGTGGCGATAGGTTTATTTAATAAATCGCTTAGTGCCATGTCGCTTCCTATCTTTTAAAAAAATTTTCAAAATGCCTCGTCGTTCGAACACCACCCCCCGAATACTTGCCCTTTGGATCGGTTTTGGGGGGTACCCCACCCCCACACCCCCCGTCGCCAAAAAGAGAGCCTAGCTAATGCTTTAGGGGGATCGCGCCTTCTTGCCCTTTTGTTTCAAGCCCCTCTCTACGTCATCGAGGCAACTAAACAAGTAATTGCGTCGCCGAAGCCAATAAACCACCACGGGAGGCGTGAGCCAATGATCCAATCGGTCACAAGGTCGGGCGTTTGATTCCTCCCTGTGACTACGCCCCTTTCCGAATTGCTCCGAGGGTTATATCTCTGTCCCATGCCTTTGCCTTATAACTTTCTTGCTTGCCTTGCCGGATTGCTCCGAGGTTCGCTTTATCAAAGCCTCACCTAATACCCGCCACTTTGCTAGGCTCTTAATCGCTTGGCTTAATTGACCTTGCGAGACCCACTAAATCTCCCCAAAAGCTCTAATTTGTTGCCCACACGTTGCCCACAGCAATGACTTAGCGTTAGGAATATTTAGCACCCCTTAATTTTGCGTTAATAATCAACAAGTTAGAAGTTCACATCGCACGCTTAAACGACATACACCTACGGATTACCGATGAGTAATCGACTTTTATCGAGATAAATTGCACCCCATTAAGAGGGTGTTGTTTGTTTTCGCGTTTCAATGGCCTTGAAAGATTCGGACGGCTTTGCCTTAATAAACAATTACACTTTCTATATCTATTCCCACTTATGGATATATTGTGAAAATCTTTTTAATGGTCTTAGTTGCCGCCTCAATTGTTGGAGGGTTTGTCGGGGGTGAATTAACAGGTCGGACATTTTTGCTGACCGGTGCCGTGATTGGCGGCGTAGGTGTCGGAGCCATCCTCTTAGGGCTTGGCGGCTTTTTCAGTTGGCGGACCGATAAGAAGCCCAAAAAGATCACGCCGGAGATGCGGGCCGTCTTTGAGCGAATGGCTCAGAGAGGCGGCCAAGGGTCGAGCCCCTCAACTGCCAAAAGACCGGCCGACGCCCCAAAAACCCCCAATCCTACCTCGCCAAATAAGTATTCTGCTCCGGCTTTTCTATCAACGGCTGAGAGCTTGATTCGAATTCAACTTCTGCCTTCGTTTGAGAAGCCTAGTAAAGCGTTCGGCTCAATAATGACGAATGGCAGAGCCGCCGGCTATGTTTTCGGCTTACATGACGCGCTTTTGCAATCGCTTGCGCTACGAGACGACCCGAAAAAAATGGTAGACCTCATGGAGCAAAGCTATAAGAATATATTCGGGGAGCAAGCTGGATATGCGCTATTTTCCTCATCCACCTCCCGCCAAGGTGACGATGATTTTATTGAAGGGCAAATCGAGGGCGGGAATGAATTTGTCGAATTTATGGATAAAGGTACGCCACCCTTGGGGCTTGGCCGTTTACTAATCTTCTCCTGAATTAAATTTATCCACCCCATAAGAGCGTTTTGATACCGCAAAAAGTTACCTAAATGCTTCCATTCGGCGCAATATATAAAGAATTTCGATAGCGTAAATCTAGCTGACGCAAATCGATTTTTTAAAGACGCTCTTGTTACACCATTCAAACATTGAAAGGTCACACAAAATGAAAAAGTTAATCCCGCTACTATTGGCTTTCTTTGCTACTGTTGCAATAGCTTGCACAACGTCCCAAGTAGTTCGCCCTGACGGGACCTTGATGACTTGCCAAACATGCTGTATCGGCAACAACTGCCAAACTACTTGCTTCTAAATCGCGTAGGCCATAGCCAGTAAATCGGCGTGGCCAAACTAAGTCGAAATTAGCGCCGTTAATGTCGACGCTAAACGCTCTTGCTTTTTTGTTTTTCGACTCCTTTAAGCGGCTCACCTCAAGCACTAGAAAATCCAAACTAAATCCACTTATTCGAACTAATCTCAAGGTCGCGCACGCGCGAAGGCTTGTATAGATAAGCTAGCCCAAAAAGATAAAAAATGTAGTGATTCAATTTTTGGCAAGAAAGACTCTGGGCGATACCGCCATTGGGAGGGCGCATTTGATTGGGAGTGTTTTAGCCATATATCTATTGGCTTCTCCCAATACTCCCTATATTCCTAATTAAAATAAGAGATTAAGAAGATACAAACTTGCCTAGCGATCTTTCGTGGCAACTTAGCCGAGAAATAGCGCCCGTAATTTGCGCAGAGTTCTAGCAGCGCAGTAGAGGCCAAAAACATTGGATTTATTGGGTTGATTGGACGGAGCCATATTCTATATGGCTCTCAGGTTTTCAAAAAGCTCCCAATTGCCCAATCAAAACGATAACTACACCCAATTACTCTTAAAAACTTTTCCCAAAACGTAACATTTGAATAAAAAAGAGCCCGTCGAGTGACGGGCAAAAGGAGTTCTTAATCACGATTCCCGCTTCAAAGAGCCCGACGGCTCCCAAAGCAGGAATTATTATTTAAAAATATCTTGTGAGGCGCGGTCTTTCTCAATCTTTTCGCGCTCCGTTTCATCAATATCGGACGTTACTAAATCATCTTCGATCGTGCCCCACTCAATTTCTGCATCAAGATACGAACTAAAGGCGCGACGCGAATCGGTTAGGTTGCCAAAAATCACAAGGCGGGTGCGATCTTTACCGATCCGCTCCTCCTTTAATTTGCCCGTCTCGTTACCCAAAGCCTTTTTAATCAGTC